GCTCCAGAACCAACTCCTCAAGCAAGCGCTCCGACTCCTACTGAAGATGTTATCTCGGATTCTCAGGCAGCTCCATCTGATGAGCCAAATCCTGCTCCAAGTGACGCTGACAGTTCCGTTCAAGACGGCAATGCTCTTTCCGACGCCGCTAATGCTGCCAATGCAAGCGCTCAGACTCAAGCCGCTCCAAGCGTGAGTAATGATGCCGCTCCTCCAAAGAGTCCAACAGAACAAATCGCTTCGATGCCTGACGACCTCATGGGTCAAATGAAGTCCAATGAGAAATTGGAAGAGCAGGGCATTAAAGAAGCTGCTGCTGCAAAAACCCAATCAGGAAAAGCTCAAGCTGCAGCGTATGATGAGAACATCAAGCAGTTGCAGGCCTCTAAGCAACAATTCGATCAAGAACATAAGGCCATCGCGTCTCAGATGGACACTCTCTATAACCAAGCCGTTAATGGAAAGATCGATCCAAACCGCGTCTGGAATAACAAGTCTACTGGTAGCAAGATCTCTACAATTGTCGGTATCTTGTTTTCTGGAATCGGCGCTGGAATTACGAAACAGCCGAACATGGCAGTTCAGCTTCTCAATGACCAAATTAACAGAGACATCGATTCCCAAAAGGCTGACATCCAGAACAAGCAGACTCTCTATTCGCTAAATCTTCAACGCTACAGAGATACGACTGCTGCTGAAGAGGCAACTCGTATGCAGCTTCAGGCAATAGTTGGCGGACAAGTCGCAACCGCTGCTGCTCGCGCTCAAGGTCCAGAAGCTCAGGCTCAAGCTAAGATCATGCTTGGTCAAATGCGTAACGGCATGATTCCTCAGATGCAGCAGCTTGCGATGACTAGACTTCTAACGTCTGGCAACATCGCTTCTGTTAATCCAAATCTCTTGCCTGATCATTTGAGAGACCGCTTTGTACCTGGCGTTGGTCTTGCGACTACCAAAGAAGATGCCGCCAAGGTTAAGGATATGAAGCCTAAGTTTGATACCTTCTTGTCCACACTTTCTCAGCTTCAGACCTTTGCTCAAAAGCATGCTGGAACCGTAATGGATCGCGCCACAGTTAATGAAGGTAAGACCTTGGCTGCTCAAGCTCAAGATCAATACCGTCAGTTGAATGGAGAAGGGGTCTTTAGAGCTGGAGAAGCATCATTTATTGAGTCCATGATTCCATCGGACCCGACCGCATATTTTGCGAAGTCGAGAACTCTTCCAAAGCTAGCCGAAGTCCAAAAGGTCGCACGCCAATCAGCCACGAATTTCTATCGTGCTCGCGGTGTTAATCCTCCTGGCGTTAATTTCGTTCCAGACTCCCAGAAGTAATCTTGGTAAGTAATATATGGCCAGTCAACCTACTCCGAAGTTAGTTCAAGTTATCAGTCCTGATGGTCAATGGGGAACCTTGCCATCAGATGACGTTGCTAATGCCGTCCAAAATGGCGGTTTTAGAATCCCAAGCCCTAAAGAAGTTCAGGATTACCAAACTGAACAGGCCAATGACGCCAAGTATGGCGAAGGCGTTGGGAATAGCCTTGAAGCAGGTGCCTTAGGCTTTGCGCGTGGTCTCTCGGTTAACCTTTCGGACCCAGTGTTAACTCACTTGGGGATGAGCCCAGAGACGATTAAAGAGTTGCAAGAGCGCCATCCTATCGCGTCCACTACTGGCCAAATCGCAGGCGTTGGAACCGGCATTTACCTTACTGGCGGTGCTTCGGCTGCTGCCAAGGGCGCCGCTGGAGTCGCTGCTGAAGGCGCCGCCGCAGTTGGCGCTGCTGCAGAAGGTGCTGAGACTGCAAGTGCTCTTTCAAATATTGCTCGCTACAATCCTGCTGGCCAAGTGGCAAGACTTGGTAGAGCTGTTTCTGAAGGCGTAGCCCCTGCTGCTCAGAGCGCTGCAGACTTACTTGCTAATCCAAACACTAGCCCTATCGTTAATAAAATTCTCGCGGGCGCTGCCCAGACCGCCATTGGCTCTTCAGTTGAAGGTGCCTTCTATGGAGCAGGCCAAACCCTTACCGATCACGCTCTAGGCGATCCAAACGTTAACGGCGAAAAGCTCATGGCTAACATGGGCTATGGAGCATTGTTTGGCGGTGCCTTAGGTGGACTCATTAAGACAACTGAGATTGGCGTTCCTGCTGCTATTAGTAAGGGCAGGGCGTCTTTGTCTGACTTCCTATCGGGTAAAGCGTCTGCTGCAGACGTTGCAGCCGCTGATGCGGGTAGCGCTGGAACAGTTGCTGCTGACGCAAGTGGCGCTGGAACTAGCGCAACTTTAGATCCAGTAGAAGCGCAAGCTTTGAACAATGAAGCGCCAGTCCTTGATACTCAGCCAGGTAAGCAAGCGCCGACCTCATTTGAAGACATGCAAGCGCACGTCAAAGACTCTACCTATAAGGGCGAGACAACAGAGCTTCCTCAAAAGTCTGCACTTCAAGATGCAGCTTCCCGCATTCCACTTGAGAACCCAGTTCATCAAATCCAGCTTGAAAGTTTGGATAACGCTGGAGCTAGAGATCGTTACAAGGCTCTTCTTGAAACCCAAGGCCCAGAAGCTGATGCTGCAAGAAAGTATGAAGCGCTCCAAAAGCGTGAGCTAGTCCAAAAGGCTGATGAGGCAATTAACGCTTTATCTCCTGATGCAAAGCCTACATCAAACGCCATCGAAGGCGGCAACAAGGCAATTCAGGCTTTCACTGACTCCTATAAAAAGGAGCAAGAAGAATTAACGCCATTTTTTAATAAGTTCAATGAAGCTGGTATTGACCCTAATGCCGACTACGTCAAAGACTTTGGTTCGCGTGTTAAGGAAGCCTTCCCTGGAATGGAACGCGCTATCGAAGAGATTAAGCCAGAAGTGGCTGAAGGCGAAATTCCAAAGACTACAATTAAGCTTAAACCATATAAGAGCATCTACGGTGTTCAAAAGAGCACCTATAATGCGATTCGCGGCGTACTTGATTCTCTTGAGGAAGGTCCAAGAAACTTCAAAGACCTAGCTACGATTCGCGATGCCATTGATTCATATGTGGACGTAATGGAGCAAGGCAAGGGGCCTGCTGAGATTAGAAATCTTAAGCGCATTGCCATGGATATGCTCCAGGAGAACTTGGAAAAGAAGTTCCCTGAAGACGATATGATTCGTAACGTTTTTCGCCGTTGGGCTATTAATGAAAACGAACGTACCGTTATTGAAAAGGTCTTTGGCGCGTCAGTTGGAACGAAAGAGTTTGGCGCTATCTCTAAAATTAAGCCTGAAGACGTATTGGATCGCATCTTTGCGAACTCTGCTACGGTTAAGGCTGCTCGCAGTATCTTGGAACCTAAAGAGTTCAATGAGCTTTTGGCGAACTTCCTCGCTCAGCATAAAGCAGAAGTCACTGATAATGGAGCATTCTCGGCTAACAAGTTTAACTCCAAGCTCCTTCAAAAGTATCAAGCAGGGCTTCAAGAGGCCTTCAAAGATAATCGCCCAGAAGTACTTCAGCGCTTACATGATGCAACAACCATCATGCGCATTTTGCCTGACTCTACGTCAATTAACCCTTCAGGTACGGCAAAGACCGTCAGTCTCATTCAAGCCATGTCCAAAGTTGGCGGCGTCATTCATGGCGACATCGTTGGAACGCTGAAAGAGACCGGTAGTGCAATTCAAGAGGCGTATGAGCATAAGCAGGCTGTACGTGACCTTAACCAAGTTCTAGCGGGTAAGGCAGAGCAGGTTAAAAACCTATCTAATATTGAGCGCACTCTTAATAGTGTCTCTAACGCGGTCGTCACTGGCGCCAAGAAGATCTTCTACGGCGGACTTGATTCACTTCAAAAGACTAAGGGCGCTTTGCTTCCATCGGCTTCCTACGATGACAAGCAAGAGGCCTTCAAAAAGATCAAAAAGCACCTTGATTCGTTGGATACCGCTGAGAACGTCATGGACGGCATTGATGAGGCAACAAAGCCTCTTTATGCGTCAGCTCCAAATATCCAAGCTGGCGCTGCTGCTGCAGCGGCAAGAGCTACGACCTTCTTAAAGTCAAAGCTTCCTCAGACTCAAGCTGCTGGACCGCTTAGCCCAGAAATCAAGCCATCCGATGCAGAGCTTGCCAAGTTTTTCCGCTATCAGGCCGTTGTAGAGAACCCAGTCCATACGACGTACAGTCAGATTGCAAAGGGAACTCTAAACCCTCAGACCATTGAAACGCTTCAGGCAGTCTACCCATCACTCTACGGCGAAATGAAGGTTAAGATCTTAGATCAAATGGCTGAGGCTCATTCGAAGGGCCAATCAATCCCATACAAGACCAAGACCATGCTCTCTATGTTCTTAGGCCAGGACTTAACGTCAGGTCTTGCGAACCTTGGCCAAGGCCTTCCTCAGGCGCCTGCCCAAAATCAAGCCCAAGGAATGGGAAAACCTACTTTAGGCGGAATGAAACAAATTAACATCGCTGATCGCATGCCGACCGAGATGCAAGCGATTGGGCAGCGAGAGAAAGCCTAAGCGTTAATCTTTTTAGAAGTAACCAATATTTATTGAATGGCTAGGGCCTACAAGCCCGCACCCATAAGGAGCAAAAAATGGCATCAACAAAACGAATCTTAGATGGAACCTTTCAGCCTGTAGTTAACAGCGTGATGGACCAAACCGTCATTGGCACTTCAAGTAACGTTAAGGACATCGATAACGTTACCTATCAATTCTCTTGGACTACTCCTGACGATTCTACAGAGCCGCCATTTGGCTACTTCTACATTGATGCAAGCGTGGACGGTAAAACTTGGATTCCGATGGATCTTCAAGCAACTGTTGCCGCTCAAGGCCAGTCAGGAACCGCCATGATTGAAATTAACCAAACTGGCGCCATTTTCTTAAGACCACGTTATCAGCCTACTTCTGGCGGCGGCGACTCGGTTTTAACCGTAAGCATTTCTGGAAAGTCGATCTAATATGAGCACGACTCAATACGTTCGTTTTCCGAGTCTTGAGAAGGGTACTATTGCAAGTTATTCGACCTTCTCGCTCTTTCCTCCAGCGGCGACACGCGATGGACAAGTTGCTATCGCGCTCGATACAAAGGTTGTCTATCTTTGGGACCAAGCAGGAGCAGCGTGGAAGGCGATTGCTGAACCTAACGATGCATTGTCAGCCGCATCTTCTGCATCAATTAACCTTGCCATCGTTAATTCTGTTCTCTCTGGGTACTTGAAACTCTCTGCCTCAGCAGCTGCTCCTAGCGGTAGCCTCTTAGTTGATCTCACGACTGAGGCCGATGGGATTTTGGCTTCTATCCAGAATGCTGAAATCTTTGGTCTGTTCTCGGCCTCAGCTCCATTGTCTTTCAGTAATGGCGCTATCTCTATCTCTCAAGCTTCTGGCTCCAGTAATGGTTACTTGTCATCAAGTGATTGGACCACGTTCAACAACAAGCAAAATGCGTTAACGCCAGGGAACATTACGTCGTCAACAACAGGCGTAACGATTACCGGCGGTAGCGCTGCCACTGTAGGGCCAAGCGTAGCAATTAACATCGCTACTGCATCGGGTAGTTCTACAGGTCTCTTAACATCGTCTGATTGGACCACATTCAACAATAAGCAAAATGCCCTATCTATATCGGCGCCGCTTTCTCTGACTGGAAGTTCATTGAGCATCCAGAAGGCGTCTGGAACTCAAGATGGCTACCTAGCGCAATTAGATTTTGCGACTTTTGCGGCAAAGCAAGACGCGCTCACGTTTGGCAATCTCAGTGAGACTGGCTCTGCTGTTTTAACGATTACCGGCGGTAATAATGCGGTCGTTGGATCAGGCGTTACCATCCAGATTAAAAAGGCAAGCGCAAGCCAAGATGGTTACCTAGCTAAGGAAGACTTCGCAGCTTTTAATGCCAAGCAAAATTACGCTCCAGTTTATGACCAAAGACTTCTTCTAGTCGATACTCCGACTGGCGGTCCTAGCTATGGAATCATGGGTCCAATTCTCGCTGGAACAAGCGTGAGCCTTCCACTTGGACAAACTTTTGTTGGAGCAGAACTTGAAGTTTACCTTAACGGCCTTCTCCTTTGGTCTGGCGATGACTATACGCCAACAGGAACTCCAGGGGCCTACAACGCAGTTCAATTCGCTTATGATTTGGTTGTAGGCGATCAAATCCGTTTCCGTATCGCAAGAGTATCATAATCCTATGCTTCGTACCCTTCGTAGTTCCGCTATTTCGTTAATTGGTATCTTCTTTCCAGTAAAGAGCGTGATCTTAGCGACTCTTGCTCTAGTCCTAGCAGACTTAATTACTGGACTCATTGCTGCAAAAAAGCGTGGTGAGAGTTTAAATTCAGCGGGGCTTCGAAGAACGGTGACGAAGATTTGTGTTTATGAGGCAGCAGTCTGCTTAGGTTTTCTGGCGGAGCAGTACTTAACTGGACCTGGAATTCCACTAGCCAAATGGGTAGCAAGCTTCATCGGCATTACAGAGTTCACTTCGATTGCCGAGAATCTAAATAGTATCAGCGGGGGTCAGTTGCTAAGTAGCCTGATTGCACGCTTGGGGTCTGTGAATGACAGTCGTAAGTAAAGAAATCGCGCTGCTGCAGTTAATTGATGCAGTAGCTGAAAAGCATTTTGATTTTACCGGTAGCCCAAAAGACCGCATTCCAAGAAAAGACGTAATTAACGTTTTTGCTGATGAGCTTCGATTGGTCATGAACCGCGAACTAATGAAGATGATCCGCGAGGTCATGGCCTGCCATAACGTCTTCTCTAAGAAGTATGACGGTTACCACTACTATCGCGGATTATCTAAAAAGTGATCTAGGCTGTTTCTGGATCTTTCTCTTCGATGATGAGCGCTGAGCCGCGAGGCCAGAATTCTTCATCAGTGACATTAGGCGCGGACATGCGTTTCATTATGTCGTAGTCCTCTTGGGTTACGTGCCTGACAGAGAAGTTATCGCCAAATCTTTTGCGATACGGAGTAAGATCAACAAGCTTATCCTGAAAATGCAATAAAACGTGGTACTTCATAGGGGTTACTCGCTTAACTCATCCAAGACACTTCGATTGACTCAGGGAACTCCTCATCAACAGTGTAGCCATGATTTCTCATGACTGTTGATACTGAGTTTTTGAAGGGTAGAGTAGCTTCATCGAAATTAACGCATGTGCAGTGCCCACGCGCTTGAGCTACGCGAAGAATTAACATGAAAACGCCTTCAATAAAGCGTTCCTCAGTTACTGGCGTTGCGTCGTTTTCAACGATACCTTTAGTGGCGTACTCGCGGGCTTGATCAGCTGACAAAGTATATTGGGTCATTGTGTACTCCATAAGCTGTATATCACTTGGATTTCTTCTTCTTTGATTGGCTCGCACGGCGGGCGTTCTCATGGAATGGAACCCACTGTAGATTATCAATCGTGTAGCCTTTGTTGCTATCAAGACGATCTGGGCTAGGGGCCATGCGACGTTGGAATCCATTCAGGCTGTACTCAGCATACAAGGTCCAGAAGACCATTGAAGTTGCAGCCCATGCCATGAACTCTTTCTTGCTCATGAGCTGAAGCTTCTTGTTTTTGTAGATATGCGGGCGGTCTTGGTTTTGTTCGCCACTCACACGCTGACGCATGTTTGAGTAGCAACGGCTTAGGAAGCCTTTTGGGGCCTTTTCGTAGAGGCGATAGTTTGAGGTTTTGGACTTAGTTTTCTTCGTTTTCTTGGACATTTTAAATCTCCTGTTCTGGGCGGCGAAATTGCCGGCCATACTAAGAAGGTTCGTATTCTAAATAAATAGTATGTAAAATCAGGCACTTAGGTATCGCCTATTGCCAAGATTATAAGCGATAAGAAAATCGTCAGAAAAAGCGAATAGGCCGATTTTTTCTCCATTTATGAAATGTGGGCCACTTTTAAACCCCACGGAGTAAATATGAGAAATCTAGTTAGCTTGTTCGCATTGTTGGCGTTTTGTTTGTCTCAGAGTGATGGGTGTCCAGAAGAAATGAAAAAGCCGTGCCTTCAGTTCGCTCTCGCGTGCATGTTGGCAGTGCCATATCTGTCATGATGGATAAAACGATAAGGGCAGGCTCCAAGGAATGAGTCTGCCCATTGTTTTATTGATATGTTGTTAATTAATGGATGAGCCTGAGATGAGGCTTCTTTTCTTTGCGTTCATCAGCTTCTTTGGCTTCCCAAGCGTCCATAAAGCTTTCAAAGAGAAGTTCAAGTCTATCAGCTCCGCTAGGGCTTTGGTCCGCGACCATATACATAAGACGCATTAATTCTGTTTCCCGCTCATTGAGACCGTTAATTAAAGTTTTCATGACGCGGCAATCAGCAAGGAGCATGCCCTACTTTTTGTAAATGTAGGCCAATCTGTAGAGGGCCTTGGCGTCGGCATCATATCCAGCCTGATTCAACTTATCGCCGAGTTCAAAACAGCTTTTGGCGTCCTTCTTCTCGCAAGCTTCTAAAAGCTTAGAGCACTCCCTATGCTGCTCAGCTTTGCAGTGAGCTACCAAGTCAGCATTTAGCTCGCTGGCAAGGGCGGTAGTGATTTGAAACGCGAAGACCGAAAATAGGACTAGGTGGGTGAGTTTCATAAGTAAAGGTGCGTGCCTCATGGCATGTTGCAGGTGAGGATGAAATTGTAGCCTTTATGGTCGTCGTCGGAGATGACTAAGTTGCCAATCCCTGGCGTAGTCCCAATGCATGGAACGTTTGTGCTAGCAGATACTGTTGATTTTTTATGAAAACAAATCACTTGGAATCCAGTACCACGTTTCTGGGCTGCACAGCCCCATTTTGAGTCCTTGCGCAACGGTAGCGTGAGAGTGCCATCCTGCAGTTGGAAGGTTTTTATTTCTGAATCTGGATAGTTGATTCTAATTTGGTAGCTGCTGTCAGCATGCGCCGACATCGCTGCAAAGAAGGTTAGTCCAAGGCACGCCAGCCGCTGAAATGGTGTCATGTAATTCACTTCGGAATTTTTCTACAGAACCTGAATAAAGAAAGGGCCAAGACCGAAGTCCTGGCCCTTACTCTTTAGTTAACTGGCGATTTCGTACTCATCGCCTTCGATATGGACTAGATCGCCTTTCCAATAAGCCCAGTTCTTAATCGGGCAGACGAAGACTTTGGTTCCAGCCGGAATGGTGATTTCTTTTTCCCAGTTCGAATAGACAAGTTCTTTAATCAACACGACGTACATAAAACGGACTCCTTTGTGTTTGATTGTTAGTACCTGAGTAAAAGACTATAGTATCCGAGCAAAACAGTCAACAAAAAGTTCAGTGCTTACAATGACTTAGGAAAATAGCGCATTAAGAGAAATAAGGATTTAAGAGGCAGGACTACCGCTTAGTAGGCCTAGGGATATATTGGGAGAGCTGTGGATTAGCTTTCTCACTGATGGGCTGCAGATGGTCTCTCAGTTTGATTAGCTTAGTGCGAGCTTCTTCGATTTGTTTATCCAACTCTAACTGAACAGGCTCATCAATGCTTTTAGCGGTTTGCCTAAAACCTTTCATAAGCATCGCAAGAGAATCTACAGTGTTAATTGCAGAGTTTAAGTTGTCTTTAGCGTTTAATATCTCCAGCCCAAGCTTAGTTCCCATCGTAGCCATCTCGATAACTTCGCGCTCATCTTTAGCCTTCCTTAACGCAAAAGAAGTTACGAAGTTTTGCTGATAAATAGAATTCAAATGCCGAAGTATCGGAACAAAAAGAACGTAGCCAGCGGTTAGAATGACAGGCCACATGATGCACTGACGTGCCCAAACCAAAAAGTTCGGGAACAAGGCTGCAATGGTTTGAATTTTATGTTCAGCGTTGCCGTTCTCGGCAAAGAGTAGAACTGGGATTTGCCAATTAACGAAGAACAGGAAAAGAATGAACGTGCCTGTTACCTGGCCATTGATACGGTCCATTGCCGCCGTTTTTAGGTCTTCAGTAAAGTCAGCCATGGGCTAAGATTTGACCGAGTTCCTATCTTAAGCAAGCTGTTTTAAGCTTATCTTTGGCAAGAAATATAGTGCTGACGCTTTAAGCTCCAGGAAGCAACGCTGTAAGCTTAGCTACAGCTTCGTCTGTCATGACAAAGCCAGTGTAGTGCAGTTGAACCGTTGAAATTGAGTCTCCCAAAACCAGCGCTATCTGTGTAAGCGATGCTCCTAAGCCAAGCAGTTGAATGGCGTAAGAGTGGCGAAGGTCATGGGCAGAAATCTGTTTATCCCGCCTCTTTGGAAAGGCGAGCTTTGAAGCTCTGATGATTTGGTTAATTGCAGAGATTCTAAAGCGCTCCTTATCTGGTACCGCGCACCACTTGAGGTAGCCTTCTTTAGCTTCAGGCAAAAGCATCGTGTGATGCGGTTTCGAGTTCTTAATGTCTCTGACGTTGCCATCAAGATCGAGTTGCTTATTGATATAGATGGTCATGTTCGGCTTTAAACGCATAAAGCCAGGAGCAAAGGCTTCGCCAATACGCGCACCGGTTCCCCAAAGCGCGATAGCCAGATAACGAACTTCTTCGCTGTAGATATGAGGCAAGATCTCTTGAAGCTCATCCCAAGTCACGTAATCGACTTCACGTTGGGATTGCGGCTTCTTTTCAATGCGAAAGTTTCGACCTAGGAACTCTAAAAGCTGGTTAATTCGGATTACGTCGCGCCTTTGTTTCTTAGCCGGTAGAGCGTTTAATTTGTCCTTTAAATCGGCTTTTGAGGCTGTAGTGATACTTAGGGGCTCAATGTCTCGTAGCGCTGCCAGGAGGTCATTACGCGTCGATGTTTCGTTTATAAGATGCGAGCCGTGGTACTTGTCATCCCAAAAGGCGAGGAAGACCTTTTTGTTAGTTTCTGAGATTTGGTCTTCTAAAAGCTTCTTCTCCTGGACGTTATTTTCACGACGTAGGGCTGGAATGACCGAACCCTTAAGCTCTGCGTAGGCCTGATCTACGGTCAAAAGGCCGCGTTGTAGGTTGATATTAACAGCGTCAATACGTGAGTCTTCGACTAAGGGCTGCTTACGCTTACCGTTTAAGTAGATAACGTTTTTATGAACGGCGAACGTCCGGCGCGTTTTGTTTGGACGTTTGATTGAGAAGCCGATGCTCTTGATGATCTTCGACACTGCCTAACTCCATAAATTCGAGCGTGGAAAGGCGCTTTTCATACAGCCTGTTGTACAGATCGGCAAGTATGCGATTTTCCTTAAACTCGTTCATGGAAATGACAGTGATTTCAGGCATCTACCAGCCAACTTTTATTTCTGTCTACCAATGGCTGTTTTTGAGAGAAGGGGAGAATGAGAAAAAGCCAATGATTTCAAAATGGTGCGGACGCTCGGACTTGAACCGAGACGCCTTTCGGCATACGCCCCTCAAAAATATGCCGCTACCAAATATAACTAACTTAGCGAAATAACGTGGAAAAGTAAAATAAAGATTTTAGGTTTTTTTTAGGAATTAACGGTGGGAGTGGGAGACAGAGGACAAAAGAAAGCCCTAAACCAGGGGAGAACTGGCTAGGGCTACTTTCGGAATTGGGAGATAGTTTACGGGTCACGTTTGGATATATCGTGGTGACCTGGCGAAAATGACGATTTGGGCTAAAAAAGTGAAAATAAATTTCGAAGGCCTATGTTTGAGCCATTAATTAACGCTTTTGATGAGATAATTAACGCTGCCTCTGGCAGGCTCAATAGCTTGCCCCCAACGGAGTCTCATCTTCGGTCTGAGTATAACGACATTAGCGCGTTAATTTCGCACGCCGCCCATCTGAAGAAGTCGTTCCAATTAGATGAGAGTAAACGCTCAAAATCGAGTCTGAGAAGTTCTTGGAGTATGATTTATCGCTATAGGGAAGCCAGTTGGCTAAAGCCAATCCTCCAGCGTCACCGAAGCGCATTGGCTGAATTCCTGAAGTACGCGGCGGACTCGGAACAGCGTTAAGTTTGGACCTGCTTCTCTACTACCCAAACGCGAACGGTCTTATCCGGCATGGTACGAATCGCAAGCTTAACGCCGTGCTTTTTGCCAGACGTTTGAAGTGATGCAGCAGACCTATATGACGGCACTACAAACGAATCCCATACATCCAAACTTGCGAAGAAAGCCTTTCTACAACCCTGCCTTCTTGAAGGCTTCAATGGAATGCCTTTCTCGATTTTAAACTCAGTGGGATGTACTGACGGTGCCAGGTTCTCGGAGCCAGAGTTAGCGATAAAGACTCGGTAGCCATCGCCTTCTTTGCGGATGTTGAGCTTAACATTGTACTTTTGGCGAGCGTGTTTCATCTGGCGATAGAGTGACGCTGGAATTACAAAAGAGTCTCCAGCCTGAAGACCTTTTATAAATTCGAAGGTATTACTATCCTCACTTGGAAGCGCGATACCTTTTTGAATCTTGATAGCCGTAACGTCTAACGTCTTACTCATATATTTCTCCTGGGCACTGCCCTTACTTTATAAAGATCGTGTGGCCCCTTAGTTATTGAGTGGGCGTCTTCTTAAAGATTATGAGCGGGCTAGGTCATTAAAAATGGGCCTGATGTTACCTACGCGTTGAAGGCAACGTCATAGACTCCATTCCAAGCCGTTGGCGCCAAAGCAGGCGCTGCACTTGGGATGAAGATACGATGACCAGACAAGGGCGGTCCCAACTGGAAGTGAACCCAAGACGGCGTCCAGCGCTTGTCTTCCATGTAGATGCCAAGCTTCTGCATAAGGTCTAGGTTCGCTAGAACCCAAAGCCAAAGGCTACCGTCTGGATCAGCAATGTCTGCAGCAAGGCCTATTAAGTGCTTACTGTGATGGGCGGCGTTTGAGGTAGCATCGTTAATTGCCGATGGGCGCCAGCCAGAATCAACAATCATCGGCTTGCCGTAAGCGGTTCTGATAGCGTTTAGAGCAATTAACAGCTCTTCGAGGTTGTTGGATATGGTTTGGGTATAATCAGCAGGGTAGAGAGCATCCCTGCCTTTCAGTAACTCGGATTTAGTGATCATGGTTCAACTGAATCAACGACTTCAGGTGGAATGCGAATGATTCTATCTCCTACCTGCATGAATGGTCCTTCAACCTGATCAAAGAATTTCGAACGCTCTTGGTATCTACTCCAATTGTTTTTCAGGAATTCCCTATAGGCATCATGATCCCTGGCTGCAATGAGAGCATCTTCCTGCTCTAAGTCAGGAAATAGTTTACGGCGGAATTCATCTTGAATTAGCTTAATTTCTATCCATTCTTGATGAATTTGGCTCTTATTGTTTCGGACGAACTCGTCATAGGCTTCAATTCCCTTGGCTAAGGCTTCTCTTTTTTGTTCGTCAAGCAGAGCCCATTTCTTACGGTGTTCGGCGAGCGCCTTTTCTAAATCTGTCATGTGTTAATTCCTCAGCGCTGCCATGGTTTCACTTATGAACTTATGTAAAACTTCAATATCCGCGACCATCTCTTGGATCTTATCATCGTTCTTTTCAGCGAACTCACGATACGCTTCCTTACTAAGGCTACGAAGATGGGTCATAAATGCACCCCATTTTGCGTTATGGGCTTCGGCGGCCATATTGCAAAGATGATTCGCTTCTTCGATCTTTCTCTTTTGTTCATCTGTCATAAATTACTCCTTGATAATGCAGACGCGGCGTTTGATTACGGTTCCAAACTTTTCTTTAGTCTCTTCTACTTGAGAGCCTTCGTTGACCACGGCTTCAGCGAGTTGGCGAATCTGGCGCTGATTCTCGCGCTCCAAATGCCCGATAATGCTTTCTTCCATGAGTGGGCTGATATGAAGGCTATTGCCGACTTCAACGACGTGCTCTTGAATCCAGGCTTCCACTAGATAGCCAATGTGTTGGTCTTGGCAGTACCTAACGATGGTTCTGAGTTTATTAACGGCGTTCATCGTCTGTCTTTTTGCGAAGTTCATCGAAGTTTTTTAAATCGCCGCACTTTTGAAGAAACTGAAGGATAGGAAAGTCGCCTCTCTTTCCAAAGATCGCAACTTCTCCATCGGTAATGTCACGGTCACGGACGACATCGACATAAATGAAGCCAAGATCCACAACAAAGCCTCTGTAAGAGATTGGGGATTCGCCTAATTGCTTACAGAAATACATAACTCTGTGGCCTAGTTCTTTTTCCAGCTTGCCGTAGTCATTGGCAGATAGAACCATGACTTCTGGAGTGAAACATTTTTTAAAGCAATGGTTAGAGGCTTCGATTAGGGCCTGTTCGATAGATACGTTGGGACTGAGTTTCATGTTAATTACTCCTGTCAGCGTTAATTCTGAAATCTATGTGGGCGTTCAACAGCCACTAGATAAAGATTAAGAGAGGAGCACTTGATTCCTTTGCGATGCAGGACTGCTGAGAATTGGCCTAGAAACGATTTAGCCAGACAATTAGGCCTAGAGTTGAAGCCACAAGAAAACGCGCTATAGTGCCACTAAGCGCGGCTAATGCGATGTTAATTTCGCGAAATCGCCACGACGTTAATTCGCCAATGTTAATTCCATTATTAGGACCAAGAGCGATTTCATCCCATAGCCAGGAGATGTTAATTCCTTCAGCCAAGGACCGTCAGGGTAGCTTTGTCATTTCAGCCAAGAGGCGTTAATTCTGTCGTCTAGCCAGGAGCGGTAGCTCTGCCTTTGTAGCTTTCTTGGTTTTCTTCTTCTGGAAAAAAAAGAATTTTTTGGGGGAGGGCTTTCGGGCTTTTGCAAAGCCATTCTTATCCCCCTCCCTCTTCTTATTCTTCTTCAAAGCCATATCCAAATCCACGGTCTGGATTTTTTCCACAATCGCAGTTAAATGATTGATCTTGCTTGGCTATTTTGATTTGTTAATTGTTTCAAAGTGGTCAAAGAGTGGTTTTTGACCGGTCTTGGACTGGCTCAAGAGTGGTCGCCAACTGGTCTTCAAGTGGTCTGAAAGTGGTCAACGAGTGGCGTGAGGCTCAATGATATATCCCCATTAGCGACAATCTATTTAGAAACAGGAGTACAAACACATGAGCTTTTCAATTGTCCAAGCGGTCCAACAAAGCCGCGAAAATGAGTTTACATATCAGGCCCCAAGAACCATTACCGACTCAGACCTAGCCAATCCTATCTGGCAGGCAGTCCTAGAAGGCTATAAGGCCGATGACCTGGCTACGCGCTTGGTTTCGAGTATCGTTAACTGTGCAATCCAGCAGAAACGCACTATTGGTCGCGTGACTCGCGACACTCTAAGCGATTTGGTAAAGGTAGACCCCCAATTTAAGCGTTTCAAACGCCGTAAGAACCGTAGATCCAATGAGGGACTCGATAACACCAAATTCTGTGAAATCAAAAAAGCGTTAATTAATTGTGGCATCTTCAAACCTCGTTGGATCGATAACGGTCGTGGTACTCAGACCATGTTCCTTGAAGTTATCCATCCTGAAGTCTTGGCCCTCATTGGCGACGTATCGGTAGATGCTCAGCTTGCCGAAATTAACGCCTATTACACTCGAACCAACTTTAAAGCGCTTCCTGTAAGAGAACTTCCTAAAGCTGAAAAGCCTCAAACCAAAGCCCAATCTAAGCCCGAAGCTGCCAAGAAGCCTATAGAAGCCCCATTTAAGGCACCTAAAGAGAGAGGACCAAATGAGCTACCTGAAGGTTGGAATGAACACGCCTACGCTTCGATATTGGAACTAGCGCCACTCCTTAGGGAAAAGGGATCGGATCAGAAAGTTTCAGAAGCTTTCAGAAATATCATGAGTGCTCATTCGATGCCGATGACTGAGAACAATCAGTATGTTGGCGACAGACTCCCAGATAGAGAGCTTGTAATTAACGCCCTGAATGCCATTCTCAGCGAACGCTTTACCGACTCTTCTGGCACTTATGCCTTTGATGGCCCTATCTCCCAAAGAATCATGTCCGCCTGTATGCGCATTTATGACAAAAAGTCGGAACGTCGCGAGCCAATCGAAAAGTTTATTGAGAATGACCCATTAGCCAAGGTGATGGCTGATGGTTACAAACACATCAAAATGCTGAGTAACGACGAACTTATGGCTGAACTTATGGCTGAAGAGTCTGCTGAAGAGCAGGGTCACACCGGAATCATTGGCCAAAGGTCTTCATCTAACCAATATTTAATCGACACAATTGGCGATGAGCTTACAGGGTTCTTTTCTGAAGCGGACGCGGAAGTTGCCGAGCATATCGCTAATTTGAAAGCAGACGAAGCCGTGTCCTCTGGCTGCCCTGCAGCGTAATCTATTCTTAGCTTGAGGAAGTTATATGCAAAATCTATTTAATGAAGTCAGTCTTGATGAATTAACGCCTGAAGAAATTAACGCCGTAATCAATGCAGCTGAGGAGTTCCTAGCTCAGAAGACAAAGCAGTCCCCTGAGCCAGGAAGCCCAACTTTAAACGAACTATAGAGAATAGTGGCTAGCCGGAACTAGCCACTAAAACTCAGTTAACTGAGCATGCTTTTAATGAACTTGATGAGTTCCAAAGCAGCCATGATTGCCTTGAGGATTTTCTCAGGCTCTGGTAATTTGGACATACGCAAGTACTCCTATTTTTTGGGAGTTAAGCCCGCCAGCTGTTAGTAGCAGTTGGCGGGTTTTTTCGTTATGGGCTAGGGCAGTACCAAAATTACTGCTTTTGCCATTTTGGAGCACCGCGCTCCAACACTCTTATTATACAAAGTTGTCCGTAGACTTTTTGCCGATACGTAAAATATTTCTCTCAGTCGCTCCTACATACCCATACTCATGCTTGGACACCCTTCATTGAATCCTGTTAAAAAGTCGGGTCATCAAAAGGACCATCTTCCATTCTATACTAGTTGTGTAAAAAACCTTCGTATCAGGTCACTGCTGTACCTCCTCTGTTCCAGTGCTCCTCATAGTTAGCTGTTAATTCCCTAATGACTCCTACTGGATTGAAACTGACGCGGTAATTAAAAGCTAATTAAAACAATGCTTTAGGCAGGTTTTAGTCTGCTCTTAATCTTTACTTCAGAGGTTGTTGAAATGAAGAAAACTAAAGAGCCTAGGCCAAAATGCCGCGAGGATGGCTGCGATAAGCCAGCCAGAGGCGATGGCGTCAGGTGTCGCGAGCACGCTAAAGCGTGGCAGCAGTCCGAAGTCGAAAGGGTAAAGGCCAAGCGCCTTGCTATGTCGGAGAAGGCTAAAGACCCGATATTTAAAGCCCAGATTGAAGAAGAATTAACGAAGTACGAAGGGTTTATCCACCATATCGCTACCCGAAACATCGCCAAATATTTTAGCACAGGCACCGTATCGAACTACGAAAGTCTCGCTAACCAAGGAGTAGGGCGCTTGGGATTTAACATCGAAGACATGGTCCAAGAGCTTCGCCTGATTGCTTTTGAGGTCTTGGCTAATTTCGATCCAGAGAAATGCCCAGAAGGCAGAACCAAGGAACAGATGGTCAAAGGCGCTATCGGAACGCGAGTGAAGGCCATTTCAAATGTACTTCAATCCGAGTCACGCGGGCTTTTCGAAAACCATGAGTCGGACCCAGACTATATTTTTAATGGAAGCAGTGAGTATGATGAAGACAAAGACCTGTAAAATGCCAGGATGCGGCGCCAAAAACTACGCTTTGGGCTTCTGTAGGCCTCACTATCAAAAGGACGATAGAAGGCGTAATCCAAAGAAGCCTAAAGCTAAGAGCCCAAAGGAGCTGCAAGAGCAGGCGCGAAAGCGCTCAGAGGCGATCCAGCTTCGCTCTATTAAGAGAGCAGCCGCAGAGGAGAGGGAAAAGGCCCGCAAGGCTCGCAGTAAGGCTCTTGCGGATGAACGTTGGAACAAAACGTTAATTCAGGAGCGTGAGCGCTCTCGAAAAGTCGAAAGACTTAAACAGAAGCCCGATTCGCATTCTGAGCATGGCTTAGGTGAGTTTGTAGAGGTCTGTTTTGACATATCCTTGCTCACTGCCTTGGCTAATGTCGATTCGAAGAAGCTTGGAAGTTACTTCTTCGCTCTACGTGCTGATGGCCTTGTTAACCAGTTCAGCTACGACGCAGAAACGAAGCGCGTAACAGTTTGGATTCGAAGAGAGATCGAAATGGCCTTTAGAGCAGGCCTCAATGAGCGACCTAAAGGCGTTATGTCAATTAAGCCAGGAATTAACCCTGGAAAGAAGGGGTAGTATGACTGCTCAAGATATTTTGGAACAAATTGATAACCTTCAAATGGAATTAACGCTTCAGAGACTTGAAATCTTAGTCCTGATCGCTCGCCTGATGGAAGTAAAGAAGTCAGCTGAGTAGCAATCTATAAATAGAGCGGCGGTAATTGCCCTATCACCGCCGTCGATATGGCCCGCGAGCGTTCCTTCCTGTTTAGCTCGCGGGCTTTCCTTTAGGTGTTAATTATGGCTGATGCAAAAAAGTTACTCGATAATAGTTTAAAAATTGTCGCCAAAGACATTCGTGCAATTAACAAGGAGTCTCGAAAAGGTAAGCTTGATCCTGCTACCGCGTTAACTCTGACTCGCTACCTTGGCGCTCTGGATTCCATCGTTAAGCAAAACTCCAAAGAAGAGCAGGATGAACGAAAGAGAGTCTCTGAATTAACGGATGAGCAATTACGTGCCATGGCTGCAGAGGTGGTCAATGGCAAAAAATAAGCCTTTGGAAGCCTATAAGATCGTAATGCCCATTGAAATGTTCATTGAGAGCGTAAGAGGCGAAAATCCAGATACGGTGCTTAAGTTCTTAGAGTCAGAACGCCTCATACTTAAGTACAGGATTATTGGAGACAAGATCTACATGATTCCAGGAGATGCTCCAGAACTCACACATAAGTTTTTAAACGAAGTCTATGGATACGAAGAGTAAGCAGTTTCAGAAGCTTAAAACTACCTATTACAAGAAACTCAAGGATGAGGGCTTTGTAGACATCGAAACCCAAGGGGAAGATGGACTGCTTGAAAAGTCTATAAGACCCAAAAGGCGCGGTATAGCAGAGTCGGTCTCTCGTTTAGATTTTTACCGATGCGCTTCAGATTATCTATTTAACGGTGAGTTTAAATCGGTTCGAGACTGGGTTATTTGGGCTGGTTTTGTTGAAGGAAAGAGCGTTCGCGTGATTGCAGCCGCTTTAAACCTTTCAAAATCAGCCGTAGACCGAGCAATTAACAAGTACCTGAAGAAGGCAAAGCTCAAGCGTTAGGTTCAAAAAGCGGGACAAATGGCCCTTTAGTAGAAGGTCCAAACCCGATGAACGCTAACGTAGTTATCCGCCCATTCCAGCCAGCCGAAGACACAAATTTCATTCTTTCCTCATGGCTTAGAAGTTATCGCTTATCTAGCCAGTTCGCTCACCGCATTACTGATGCGATTTTCTACCATTATCATCAGCTCATCGTTCAGCGCATCTTAACGCGCTCTAAGATTCTCATAGCATGTCTGCCCGATGACCCCTCAGTCATCATTGGTTATCTCGTTTATGAGCAATACGCGGAACAGCCGTTAATTCAGTACGCTTATGTAAAAAAGCCATTTCGTAACGAGGGCGTACTTACTTCGCTCATTGAGGCTGCAGAGATCGATTTAGAGCAGCCTGCTCAGTTCTCTCACATGACTGAAGCCTCTGAGGCAATCGCCCGCCACTTTCCAAAGCTCACTTACAATCCCTATCTCATTTAATCGGAGTATTACCCATGAAAGACCGTAAGATTGAATTCGCTCGTTTTCACGTCGCTGCCCAAGTCCAAGGCCGAGTTTTCTCATCGCTAGGATCGGAACGCGACAAATGCGAGATGGCGCCAACGGCTGTTGGTATCTATGTCACTGGCCTTGTCGGCAAGGACGTGCTCATTCCATGGGGTAACGTTCACTTCGCTATCTTTGAAGATGAGTCCGAAGAACTGCCTTTAGAAGAGACTGAAGAGGCTCCTGAAGCTGAAGAAGCCAAGGAAGAGCCAAAAGCAGAAGAAAAGCCAGCAAAGGCTAAGTCTAAGAAGTCTGAGTAATGCCTAAAGCGCGTCTATCTCGCGCTGAGAAAGCAGTACTGTTAGAACTCGCCAGGCGTGGCACCGTAAAACCCTTCAGGCTTGAAGACTTTCTCTTTGCGGAGCAATTAAAATTCATTGAAGATCCAGCCAACTATGCGACGGCATGTTGTAGTCGCCGTAGCGGTAAGACCGTTGCGGCTGCAGCAGCGCTTATCCATGAGGCTATCTCGCGTCCAAAGGTTAATTGTCTCTACATTACCTTGGCTAGATCGAACGCTAAGAAGCTCATTTGGCCTGAATTACTCGAAATTAACAGAGAGTACGCCTTAGGCGGCGTGCCTAATACCTCAGACCTTTCGATTACTTTTCGTAACGGTAGCGTCATCTATTGCAGTGGTGCCAAGGATAAGAAAGAAATCGAGAAATTTCGCGGTATCGGTAACCTTGTCCTTTGCATTATCGATGAAAGCCAGTCCTTTGGTTCCTACATTGAGGAACTCATTGAAGACGTTATTTCTAAGGCGTTATTTGATTATAATGGAAAACTCAGGCTTCTAGGTACGCCAGGAAAGGTTCCTACAGGCTATTTCTACGATGCCTGCCATAGTTCTCAATGGTCTAGCCATAAATGGACCATGCATCAAAACCCTTGGCTCTTAAAGAAGTCAGGGAAGACGCCAGAGCAGTTAATTCAAGAGGACTTACAGCGCACAGGACTCACTTTAAATAGTCCGCGTGTACTTAGAGAGTGTTTTGGTCAATGGGCCACAGACTTAGACTCGCTTGTTTTTCGTTATCAGCCAGAAATTAACCACTATGAAGAGCTACCTCAAGGTAACTGGCGTTACGTTATCGGTATCGACATTGGATATTTGGACGCTGACGCTATCGCGGTCCTTGGATGGACTGAGCATGACAATACCGTTTATCTCGTTGAAGAGTTCGTTCAGGCAAAGCAGGGAATTACGGAGCTTATCGATACAGTTACCGCGCTTGTTCAGAAGTACCGTCCAATTAACGTCGTCATGGATACAGGCGGCTCAGGCGGTAGAAAGCTTCAGGAAGAAATTAACAAGCGCTACCGTATCGGCATCCAAGCAGCGGACAAGGCTAACAAGAATGCCCATATCGAAATCTTAAACGATGCCCTAAGAACAGGCCGCTTTAAGGCTAAAAAAGGCTCAAAATTCGCTGAAGATGCCCTTCAAATTGAGTGGAATCGCGACAAATCAACGCCTGATCGCCTAGTTATTTCAGACCGATTTCATTCAGACATCGTTGACGCCGTTCAATACGCCCATACAGCAGCGCTTGCCTATCTTGCAAAGCCAGAACCTAAGGCCCCGCCAAAACCCCATACGCCAGAGTGGTACCAAGTCCAGCAAGAAGAAATGCGCTCTCGTACTCAGGCGCTTGCGCTCAAACAAAAGCAAGCAAAGCAGGATGACGGCCTTTGGTCCAAGAACATCGGGCTTAGCGGCGTTGGAAGTTGGGATGGAAGCGACTTGTAACGAAAAGCGGGACATTTGGCCCTTTAGTAGGAGCGCCACCGTTACATGGACGACTTACTGAAGTTAATTCAATTAGCAAAAGAAAATGGCCTGAAGAGCGTGACCTACCAGGGCATTAGTCTCGAATTTAACGATGCTCCTCCCAAGGGAAGGGATGCTGTCGTTAATTCCAGCCCTGAAGCAATTCCAGTCAGTGCCCTGCCAAAAGAAGAAGTGATGCCCTCAGATGAGGAACTTCTATTTCTCGCGTCTGATTTCATTCCTACCGCGCTCGCAAAAGATTCAACCGCTCAGTCTTAAAAAGGTTTTATTGAATGTCACTTGATTACCGTGATTTTAACGGACAGAAGAAGGCTGAAGAGAAGCCAACAACGAACAAGTGGTGGGCCGCTCAAGACGCGCACCTGGCTAACGACATCCATCAAATCGTTACTACGCTTGCTAATAACGATAAGGGAAGAGCATACAACTATCAGCTTTGCGCTGCTCTCTATGGCAATGCAGAAGCTGCAAGCTCTGGTTCATTCATTCATCGCACCGTCAGTCCTAACCCAAATGCTTTAAAAGAGCGTATTGCCTTCAACGTCGTCTCTTCAGCTGTAGACACATTGACGGCAAAAATAGCCAAAAACCGTCCAAAACCTCTCTTTTTGACTTCTGGCGGTAATTACAAGGTCCAACGCAAAGCCAGAAAACTCACGGCGTTTGTTGATGGCATTTTCTACGCACAGAAGGCCTATGACCTTGGAGCGCTCTGCTTTAGGGATGCTTGTATCTATAATACTGGCGTCGTTCACGTCTTTGATCAGGATGGGGAAGTAAAGTATGAGCGTGTATTACCGTCTGAACTCTTTACCGATCCTATTGATAGTTATTATGGCCAGCCAAGGCAGCTCCATCGCGTTAAGGCAGTAGATAGGGAAGTGTTAATTGAAGCTTTCCCAGACTTTGCGGATAAAATTCGTTATGCCGAACCCGCTTCATCAAAAGTTTCTGGCGCTATGGAAGGCGTATCCGACCTCGTTGTTGTAATTGAATCATGGCACTTGCCTTCGGGTAAGGATGCGACTGATGGACGCCACGTACTATCGATTGCTAATCAGGTTCTAGCCGATGAGGAATGGACTGAGTCGTTCTTTCCTTTTGCTTTCCTCCATTACAATAAGCCTATCGTTGGCCTTTGGGGTCAATCGCTTGCCCAGCAGCTCAAACCTATTCAATTAGAGTTAAATAAGCTCTATTGGGTAATTGCTCGCTCTATGCATCTGGCGGGAACGTTCAAGATTTGGATGCCTATTGGCGCCATGGCATCTACAGGGCAGTTTTCTAATGAGATCGCTACCATTATTGAGAGTGAGCAGGCTCCTCAGTACTTAGTTCCGCCTATCGTTCAGCCAGAAATCTACCAGCATATTGGAACGCTTAAGAACAATGCCTTCGAAATGGCAGGAATCTCTCAGCTCCAAGCCGCATCGTTAAAGCCAAGTGGTCTTAATTCAGGTGCCGCTCTTCGCGAATATAACGACATTTCAACGGATCGCTTTGCTGTTACTGGCCAGAACTATGAGCAGTTCTATTTGGACCTAGCAAAGTTAACGGTCTGGAAAGCAAGAAAGCTCTACGAAGATAACAAGAAGCTTCAGGTAACCGTTGCGGGTAAGAAGTTCATCCAGTCCATTCAATGGAAAGACGTAAACCTTGAGGATGATGAGTTTGTCTTACAAATCTTCCCAATCTCAAGTCTTCCATCAGACCCAGCCGGTCGTTTGGCTCAAATTCAAGAGTACATGCAAGCAGGCCTACTCACGCCTAGGGAAGGTAGAAGGTTAATTGACTTCCCTGATCTCGGCGAGATCGAAGATCTAGCTAACGCATCTGAAGACTATCTCCGTATGATCATTGAAAAGATCATTGATGAAGGCGAATACACACCGCCAGATGATACGGATGATCTCCAATTAGCGGCTCAGCTTATTAACGAGTATATCGCCCAGTCCAAGCGCGATGGCGTGGAAGAGGATAAATTAGAGCTTCTGCGTTCTTTCAAGGACCAAGTTCAACTTCTCATATCCAAAGCAGCGAGTGCTCAAGCAGCTCAGGCTCAGTCAATGGCAGGAAAGCCAATGGCAGCTCCAATGCCTACGCCACAGTCAGAGCTACTTCCAAACACGGCCTAATCAAGCCGCCCGCCATTAATCTTTAATTCAGAACAAACTTTTTAGGAGTTAACCACATGTCATTGTCACAAGCAGTACTCGCCAACGCGGGCATTACTACGACCGAAGCCCCATCTCAGAGCCAAGTCACGGAACCAACAATTAACGCTGAATCGCAGGCGCCTAAAGAGGGTAGCCCCGCTATCGAAGCAAAGCCTACTGAGGAACCAAAGCAGGATACTGGAGTTAGTTCCAAGTTCGCGGCCTTGGCTAAGAAGGAAAAGGCAGTTCGCGCTAAACAAAGCGAGATTCAATCCAAAGAACAAGCTCTGGCTGAGAAAGAGGCAAAGCTTGCTGCGATGGAAGCCAAAATTAACGGCTTTGAAGAAGCTAAGGCTCAAGCCAAAAAGAATCCTCTTAAATATCTTCAAGAAACTGGCCTTACCTATGACGACATTGTCCAAGCCCAGCTTAATGAGCTTCAGGAAGACCCAGCGCTCATGGAAGTTAAGACTAAGCTTGACGCGATGGAAAAAGCCCAGAAGGACGCTGAACTTAAGGCCGCTGAAGATGAAAAAAGGCGTATCGCAGAGGAAGAGAACAAGGTCTACGAAGGCTATAAGGCCAAGATCAAGGCTCACGTCAGCGGTAAAGATGAGTACGAGTTAATTAATACATACAATCAACATAACCTTGTCTTTGATACTATTAGAGATTTCTTTGATGCTAAGGGCAGGGTTATCTCGATCGATGAGGCAGCCCAATTAGTTGAGAAGTATCTTGAAGGCGAAGTAGAGCAACAATTAACACGCGCTCAACAACTCAAGCGCTTTCAAACGAAGTTTCAGCCTCAAGCTCAAGCTCAGGCACAAGAAGAAAAGCCTACCACTCTCGCTCAGGCAGTAGGGAAGAGCGGTTATAAGCCAGTTAGCCAAGTTAAAACCCTCAATAACTCTATGGCAGGAAGTTCTCAGCCTAAATCAGAGAAGATGCTTTCTCCAGAAGAAGCAAGAAAAAGAGCCATCGCAAAGCTTCAAGGCAAGCTCTAGTCAAAAAAGCGGGACATTTGGCCCTTATATGAGAGGCCAAATGTTTGAGCCACGTCATGGTTCCTTAGCCCTCCAGAAGTAATCCTATCCAGTCACCGCGAGTCGTTAGCGGTTTGTCGTCATCCAAATAAGCCAGGAAGCGTCGCCATTCCATAACGAAGATTTAATGCGCACTCGCGCTCACAGGATTACTCATGTCTCAATTTTTAGATTACGCACAAATGCTCCCAGCTCTTAAGGAGCTTTACCAAGGTCAAAAGCTTGTTGACCTAACCTACAAAAATAACCCATTCCTCGCGATGGTTCGCAAGGATGAGGAACTTTCGGGTAAGGTTCTTCCTCTACCTGTTGCCTTCGGCTCTGCCGCTGGTACGTCTGCTAGTTTCGCAAATGCTCAAGCTAATCAGGCTCCAGCTGCAATGGCTGAGTTCATGATTACGCTCGCTGATAACTATGGCGTTGCAACGATTACTCGTAAGATGGCACTCGCATCGCGTAACGATGCTGGCGCTTTCGTCAAGGGAATGGAATTTCTCGTTGACCAGCAATATCGCGCTGTAACGAACCGTCTTGCTTCTCAGTGCTTCCGCTCTGGAACTGGCTCGATTGGTCAGATCGCAAGCATCTCTACTGCTGGATCAAGTCCAGTCGTTGTTACCATCACGCTTGCAGACGCAAGTCAGGCTGTTCAGTTTGAAACCAATCAAGTCGTGGTCGCAACGGCTACCGACGGTGGCGCTCCAAGCTCTGACGCTTTGACTGTAACTGCAGTTGACCGTTCTGCAGGTATCATCACTCTAGCTGCTGCCTCTTCTCCATCTGGAACTTGGGCTACTAACGCATACCTTGTCACTCAAGGTGACAGTAACGCTACGATGAAAGGTCTGTCTGCATGGTTGCCAATCACGGCTCCTACGACCGGCGATAATTTCTTCGGCGTTGACCGTTCGAAAGATCCAACTCGTCTCGCTGGTGTACGTGTTGACGGTCGTAACTCGACCTTGGAAGAAGCTCTCATTGCAGGTGCTAACGCCGTTGCACTGAATGACGGTATCTCTGACATCTGCATCATGTCTTTCGCATCATTCACTGCTCTTGAGCAGAGCTTGGGCGCGAAGGTTCAGTACGTTTCGAAGGAAGCTGCAGGTATCGGATTCCGTGGTATCGCAATCAATGGCCCTAACGGCGTCATCGAAGTGTTCCCAGACCGTAGCTGCCCTGCAAAGGTCGCTTACATGCTTGAAAGCTCCAGCTGGACCTTAGGTTCTATGCTCGGCGCTCCTCACATTCAGCAACTTGTTGATGCTGAACAAGGCAATGCTCTTCCAGTTGCTAATGCTGACGCTCGTGAAATCCGCGTGTCTGCATATAGCCAGCTCTACTGCAATGCCCCTGGCCACAACGCTGTAATTCAACTCAGCGCTTAATCAATCCCCTTAATCGGTGGGCTAGACCTTCGGGTTTAGCCCGCCCTTCCTAACTTTTGGGGGATTGTTAGGTCGTAGATCCGCCCTCTGGCTCTCATGGCCAGTCCAAGGAATATCCATGGCAAATCGTTATTTCTCTCAATTTCAGCTCTCATTAGAAAAACAGGTGGCTCATCTCTTCGGACGTATGACTATCGGTGCATCCGGCGCTCCAACGCTTGATGTTTCGAACTCTAAGGGAATTGCTTCGATCACTCGTTCCGCAAGCGGTAAGTATGTCATTACTCTTAGTGACACCTACAATCGCTTCCTAGGAATCAATGCTACTCGCATTACTGCTTCGGCAAGTTCTGCACCTAGCATGTACGTCGTATCTGAGCAGGTAGGGACTGCTGGCGCTCCACAGATTACCGTGCAGTTTAACTCTGCAGGTACTGCTGCTGATCCAGCATCGGGCGAAGACATTCGCTTCCATATCATCCTGAAGAACTCAGCTGTCTAATCGCTCTCTAGGCGGATTTAGGGAATTAACGCCCTAGGTCCGCCTTTTCTTTACCCAAAGGTTTTAACAATGATTATTAACGACGGTAAACCAAAGACTACGACTTTGATTCTCGCAGGACATCCTGACTTCGCTAAGAAGGATGAGCCAAAAGAAGAAGCTCAAGATCCAATGGATGCTTTCCGCGCTATCGCTCAAGACCTCATTGAGGCTGTAAAGAAGGATGATGCGGACCTATTGGCTGACGCTCTACGTGCCTTCATCACTGAGCACGCCCTAGCTCCTGAACAAGACGATTCAGAAGAAGAGTAAGGGAGTCACAAATGGGAAGCCCTTCTCAAATGACCTTAGCTCAGTTGCGTCTTGCGTCTCAGCAACGCGCTGACATGGTTAATTCTAGTTTCATCTCGGACGCTGAGTGGACCACATTAGTTAACGGTAGCCTCTATGAACTTTATGACCTTTTGGTTTCAAAGTTTCAGGACTACTTTATTGCAGCTCCATTCCAAATCACGGCTGATGGAATTAACACTCAGTACGCTCTTCCTAACGACTTCTATAAGCTCGCTGGCGTTGATGCGTCTTATAGCGCCAATCAGCCAAACAACTGGTTAACTCTTAAGCCATTCAATTTTCAGGAACGTAACCGCTATCCAGCAGGTGTTCCAGTGTCTTCTTGGAATGGCGTTAATGACATTAGGTACCGCGTAGTAGGGAACAATGTTTGGTTCTCGCCAATGCCTCAGAAGGGGCAGTTATTTCAGATTTGGTACATCCCAACTCTAAGCCCTCTAGTTAACGATTCAGACGTTGCTCAAGGCGTTGATGGCTTTCTGGAGCTTGTCATTGTGGACGCTGCCATTAAGGCTCTTACTAAGGAAGAATCAGACGTTTCGGTTCTCATGGCTGAGAAGACCGCACTGATTCAACGTATCCAAGTTGCTGCTGCTAATCGCGATGCTGGAATGCCTAAGACCGTTACCGACGTTTATGGCGGCTCTTTTGGTGGTTATGGGTGGTTCTAATGGCCAAGGCCAATATTTCTATCCCAAGAGTTCAAAGCCAAGACCGAGAAATTAACCAGCTTCAGAACAACATCATCAATGGTCTTGCTCCAGTCATTAGCCTTCCATTCGTAGGCGGCGTCATTTTAAGCGGCGTCCAATTAACGGCGGGTCAAACCACAGTACAACATGGCCTGAATAGGAATCTTATAGGCTGGATCGTCATTGGACAGAATGCTCAAGCAAGTGTCTGGGATTCTCAGGACTCAAACAAGACACCTAATCAGACTCTGGTTTTGAACGCTTCGGCTCAAGTGACGGTAAACCTCTTCGTTTTTTAAAAAGGTAGAAGTTATGGCCTTAGATAAACAAATCGTCAGCATTCCACTTACGCAAGGTATCGATAGCAAGACCGATCCAAAGGCTGTAAAGCTTGGAAAGCTCTTATCGTTAAAGAATGCAATCTTTCAGACTCCGCAAAGCATTCGTAAGCGTAATGGATATGTTCAGCTTGGCGCGGCATTGGCTGCTGCAAGCGGTACTGCTCTTGCCACATTCGATAATCAGTTAGTCGCCTTGGATGGTAAGAGTCTTTATACGTACTCAGAGACGACCAGTTCTTGGGCTAATCGCGGTAATCAAGCGACCGTTAATTTCACTGTCACGCCGGTTATCAGAAATAACTACCAGCAAGTCAGCCAGGACATGGCCATGCACTCAAATGGCATCAAGGTCTTTACGTGGGAAGACTCTTCTGGCGGTTGTAGGTTCTCAGTCATTGATGGAAAGACTGGATCGACTCTACTTGGTAACCAGCTTCTTGCCGGTTCTGCGTCATCTATCTACAGGCCAAAGCCACTAGTCTTAGGTAACTACATCGTCATTCTTTACTGCCAAGGAGCAGTGCCAAATAACCGCATTAGCTACGTTAAAATCGATGTTACAAATCCAACTGTAGTTTCAGGACCAACGACTCTTGTAAGCGACGTTAACGGATCGACTCTTGGCAATTCCAGTAATCTCTTTGATGCTACCGTAGTAGGGAACCGCATTTTTGTAGCATACGTCAACAATAGCTTATCCGTTGCGGTCTGTTACTTGGATAGCAGCTTCTCAGTCAGCAGCATTGCTGCAATGGCAGGGGAGAATCCTTACAATGCAGTGTCGATCTTTGGAGACCCAGTCTCTCAAAATATCTGGGTAGCTTATAACTACAACTATTTTGGCGCTACCGACGTAAAGGCATTCGTTAAGGACTACAACCTTAGCACCACCGTTCTTGCCCCGAAATATATTGAGAGCGTCAATAGCGTTTATAACGTTACAGGTATTGTTCAAAATGGAGTTGCGAACTTCTTTTATGGAGTACGTTTTGGAAAGAATTACAACGCCTATGTTAGAACCCGCACCTGTACAGTCACTGGAACTTTAGGAAGCGCTGTTGATTACTGCAGGTCTGTTGGTCTTGCAGGAAAGCCGTTTCTTTATAACTCAACTATCTATGTTCCATTGGTCCATGATAGCGATCTTCAGCCAACGTACTTCATTTCGTACCCAAACCCGAACGCAACGTCTGGACCTACTGCAGTAGTCGCCGCCAAGATCGCTCCACAGAATGGAGGAGGTCTTACAGCGAAGTCTTTGTTGCCAGAGACAATCAATACAGGAAGTGGAAAATTCAGTCTCGCGCTTCTCCAAAAAGATCTTTTAACTTCGGTTAACGGTACTATTTATACGCAGACAGGCGTTATTGAAGCAGCTCTCAACTTTAGTCCAAGTAACGTCGATACTGCCTTTCTTGGTAATAACCTTCATATTGCTGGCGGCTACCTTAGTATGTTCGATGGCGGTTCAGTCGTTGAGCATGGCTTTCATTTCTATCCTGAGTATCTTGCGTCGTCAGTTCCTTTGGCTAATGCAAAGACCCCGACTTACTTTGGTTTGGGCGGCGCTTTGTCAAAAGGGCAGTATCAATACGTAGCAGTTTACGAGTGGACCGATGGAAGTGGCCAAGTACATCGAAGCGCACCTACAGCGGATGCTCTAACCGTTAAGATTGACGATTCTCAGACTGGTTTTTATGGAACTACGACTGCTGGTTCCAATCAGATGACAGGCGTTTCACTTCCAAATGCCTTGTACGCGAACTTGATGCCTATTTCTGGGCCAGGTCTACCGTCTGGAACCACGATTATTGGGATTAACACGTCTACGTTCAATGTCTCGCTTTCTCAGAACGCGACTGCATCAGTAAGTGGCTATTATACCGCAACGCCAGTCATCTACCCAAACATCACTGCTGCATCTCCGCGTGATAACACGTTTACGATTGCCGGCTCTTGGCAGAACTTGCAAACGATGGCTTGTACGGTTTCGGGTTCAAACCAAATCGTAGTGCCTGATGCAACATACCTAGTTCCTGGCATGGTTGTAACGAGCAAGTTCGGTGAGATTCCTGGCTCGGTAAGTAGCAGCCCAACGACTATTACAGCAATTAACGGCAACGTCTTAACTCTAAGCGCTAATGCTTTGGTGACAGCTGCGAATGTGTATATTCAGATCTTCTTTGCTTTGAATTGCACGGCTACTGCTGGCTCAGGGCTTTATACCAATGTGGACCCAAACTTGATTCCATACATCAAGGCCGGTCGCATGTGTAGCTTTGGTAACTTACCAAACTCGACTCCTTACGCGAACGTCATCAGTGCTAGCGGAACCACGGTTTCTATTACTGGCGCTGCTCAGACTAGCGGATCAACAATTTTATACATCCACTTTCCGACAGACGCTCTACTCAAGGTAGGAAGTGTATTGTCTGGTCCTGGCGTAAGTTCATGCACGGTTAAGAGCATTGTTGATAGTGGAACTAATGCGACTGTTACCGTCGATAACCTCCCTACGACTGCTCAAGTAGGAATGGGTTCTTTGTATTCGGTCCTCAATAACTACGCAGCTTCAATCTCGATTGATACTTTGCGCGTTACTCAGAAGACTGGCGGTTATCCTGCTCAGATTGTTCTTTATAGAACCGCCGCGAATGGAACCGTCTTCTATAGACTTAATCCGCCAACTCAGCCGCTCATTAATGACCCTACCGTTGACTCGCTGACTTACTTTGACCTCATTGGCGATGGCGTTCTAATCGGTAACGCTCAGTTGTACACGACTGGCGGGGAAGTTGAGAACATCGGCGCTCCAGCGTTTGAATATTTGGCCGATTACAAGAATCGTCTCCTAGGTATTCCATCCGAAAACACCACGTCGTTTTGGTTCAGTAAGCAAGTTATACCTGGAAGCCCTGTTGAGTTCTCTGATGTCTTCGTTTGGAACGTTACGCAAAAGGGCGGAAAACTTACAGCTCTTGCTCAAATGGACGACAAACTGATTCTCCTGAAGTCCTCCATCATATTGGCAATGGCGGGCGATGGTCCAAGTTCGAATTCTCAAAACGATGACTTTACTGAAGCTCAGTTAATTTGTGCTGACGTTGGCTGTACCGATCCAAAGTCAGTCATCCTGACGCCTAATGGACTCATGTTTAAGGGGCTTAAGGGATTCTATCTCTTAGACCGATCACTCCAGACCCATTATATTGGGGCAGCAGTTGAAGCCTTCAATGGAGCTTCTGTTACTTCAGCTCAGTTAATCCCGCAGACCACTCAGATTCGTTTTAGCTTGGCTGGCACTGATAAGTACGCCTTGGTCTACGACTACTTCGTTAACGAATGGTCCATTTTTACGAACCATTCCGTTGCCGATGCTTGTACTTACAAAGACCTCTATACGTACCTCTCGCCTGATGGAAAAGTCATGCAAGAGACTCCTGGCCAGTTTACGGATAATGGCAGCTTCGTTCCTCTATCACTTACGACCTCTTGGATCTCAATGGCGGGTCTACAAGGCTTTCAGCGTATCTGGCGCTTCTTGGTCTTGGGCGAATATAAGTCTCCTCATAGCCTTAATGTGGGCATTGCCTATGATTTTGATTCAGCCATTACTCAGACTGACTCGGTCTTGGTTGCAAGTAGTCCAGGCGTCTATCAGTACCGCATTCATCTCGCCCGCCAGAAGTGCGAGGCAATCCAGATTAGCCTGTCTGATTCTCAAAGCACTCCTTTCGGAGAAGGTCTGAGCCTTACGGCTTTGGGCCTTGAAGTCGGCATTAAGAGGGGTCTCAACAAGCTCGGTAGCTCCAAGTCCTCAGGGTAGTTCCAGAAGCGGGACAATTGGCCCTTATATGAGGGACTTTTGTTTGGTTATCAGGTCTTTTGAGCCATCGGATCTTGCTACAATTAACGGCTGGTATCGCCAGTACGGCATGCCGGAATTAACGCTCAATTCGTTACCGAAGACCGGATTTATTGTCGAAGGTATCGCTGCAGGATTCCTCTTCATTACAGACGCCAATCTAGCCCTGATGGATGCCTATATTGCTAATCCAGAGGCTTCCAAGGAAGAGCGTAAACAAGCGTTAGATAAAGTTACGGATGCTTTACTAGAGCAAGCCCGCCTCTCAGGAATTAACAGGGTTCTAGCCCTTACCAAGCGCGAAGTTATCGAAGAGCGCTGCCAAAACTACAATTTCAAATCTCTCGGTTCATATCAGTTATTCGTCAAGGAGCTGTTCTAATGGGTTTCGTAAGTGACATGTTTTCAGGTGATGAAGGTGCTGGCTATCATGCCATGAGCGCCGATGTTACTAAGCAAGACAATTTAACTGGTCAAATTAGCGATGCCGAAGGCCAGACTAAGAACTATCAGGCTCAAGAGCAGACACTCGCGAATCAACTCCAAGACCAAGCCAATGGCAACGGTCCTAATCCTGCCTTAGATCAACTCCATCAAACTACAGACCAAAACATCAAACAAGCCACTGGAATGGTTGCGTCTCAAAAAGGCATGAATGCGGGTATGGCTGCACGCCTTGCAGCTCAAAACGCTTCCAGCGCTAACCAGCAAGCTGCAGGACAAGCCGCAGTGATGAGAGCTAATCAACAGCTTCAATCAGAAAACGCTCTTGGCAATGTTGAGAGCGCGATGACTGGCCAAAGTCTTCAACAACAAAACACTCTTCAGACCGCTCTTGCTAATCAAAATAGCTCTGTCGTGTCTTCAGTGAACGGACAAAACTCTGCGAACTCAGGCGTTGCTCAGCAAAACGCTGCTGGCCAATGGGGCATGTTCGGCGGTGCGATGAATGCTGCTGGCGCTGCCCTGGCTATGAGTAATGGCGGCGTTGTGCCAACTCCTGGCAGTAGCAAAGGTATCGATCCTCAAACTCTGATGAAACTTGCTCCTTACGCCATGGCTCTCATGGCTGAAGGCGGAAAGGTTCCAGGTCATGCTCCTGTTCATGGAGACAGTCCAAAGAACGATGTTGTGCCTGTTATGCTCAGTCCAGGGGAACTAGTGATTCCTCGCTCTGCTGCATCCGATCCAAACAAAGCTAAGAAGTTCATTGAGCACATCATGGATGCACATGCTGACGCTCATGAGCCAAGTTACGGCGAACTCTTTCAAGCCAGTAAAGAACTCAAGGCAAAGCAAGCAGCCCTAGAAGCAAAAATCAACGCTCTTAAAGGAAAGAAGTAATCTCATGGCTAAGAGTAAGCTTTCGCTAGTTAAGGAAGATGCTCGATCTTTTGTCGTTCAGCATCCAAACGGTCATCAAATCACTTTCGCAAAGCACGGCGTTTCTGAAGAGACGTTAAAAATGCTTCGTACCTTGCCAAAGGTTCAGAAGTTCGCTGATGGCGGGGAAGTGCAGCCTCTGGATATTGAGCCAATCTCTGCTGACTCTGGCTCTTCGGCTCCATTGGAAGTTGAACGAGTTCCTGCATCCGAGCCTGCTCCAGAACCAACTCCTCAAGCAAGCGCTCCGACTCCTACTGAAGATGTTATCTCGGATTCTCAGGCAGCTCCATCTGATGAGCCAAATCCTGCTCCAAGTGACGCTGACAGTTCCGTTCAAGACG